GCCGCCTTCTCGATATTAAAGTCGGAGTCGTGAGTCGAGTAGTCGGCAAAGTCACCGTACATCTGTTCGACCAGTGAGGTCGTTGGAACCACGATAAGAATACGCCCGTCGTGATTGTCGAGATACCATCGACAGAGCAGATAGATGATGAGTGACTTACCGGACGCGGTCGGCGACAGTAACATCGCACGCTTGTCTTTTAACGCATGCGCGACCGCCTCGAGCTGGTAGTCCCTCGGTCGGATAGACTCACCCTTCGCGGACAGCGGTATATCATCGATGAAAGACATGTCAGGATCTTGAGTGGATCGAGGAGGTCCGTACACGGGATCGTCCAGATCCTCAATTTCATATCCTCGTCCTTCTGCTGCTGCGAATGCTTTGATGTAGTCATACAGGCCTGCATATATCTCGTTGGTCCGATTGTCAATGAGTCGAATTTTTCCATCCCAAAGCTTATTCTTATACGCCGGCATAAACTTATAGCCGGGTACGAAGAATGTAAAGAATTCAGATAGCTCTGCCAGAATACCGCGATCATCGGTATCGATCTGCAGATATGCATGATTCTTTTTCTTGAGACGAATCTTTTCGGTCATTAGATACCCGAGGTAAACTTACGATGCTCGATCATATTCTTGATATTCTGATGACGCCAACGAATGTTGTTAATGATCTCCTCGAGCGTCGACACGAGTTCCTTAAGATAATCGATCTTCATCTGAGCGTTCTGAATCTCTGGATCCGCATCATAGAACTTATCCATGTCGCCCTTCAGAACCTTAAGACCGTTTAGCGGATCGTAGTCCCAACCGAGTTCATCGAGCTCGTCCTTACTGAGTTTACCGTTATACTGCTTCCACTTGTTTAACAGAAGTGTCTTGAATTCGGCCTCCTTCTTTTTGAGCTGAAGGCGAGTCACCGAGAGCATCTCAAGATACTTAGCGTGTAGACGAGCGGACTCCTGCGATGCCTCATCGAGTTTGAGTTCGTCGATCTCGGAGTCCGTCTTCCACATCTCAAGTACGTCTTCCAGACGTATTGCCATAATCCTACCTCACTGGTTCATAATACAAATTTATTTATAGGTTTATTTTTTCGTCAGTTGATACATACCAGTAGTCGTCTTTGCGCTATATCCAATTTTTGAAGAAAATCTTTTTATCATTTTGTTATAAAGAGAATCACGTGTTTCTTCTCCAGGATCAGTACTAAACTCTACAACTGATGGATCTTGCACATTTACAAAGTCTTGTATTGTTGAAAGCACTGTTGAAAAAATGCTAATTTCATCACCCTCTCCAGTTATTTCAGTATTTCCGTCAACAGAAAAGTATAATTCCCATTCATTTTTTAAATTCATTTTTACCATATTTACAATTAGTTCTTTCCCATTTACAAAAGCTTTATACCTATACGATATAACATTACCACTATTATCTTTATTTACACTTTTTCTATATCTTGAAGGTTTTGTGAATACCTCATCTAAATAATTAGAAAACGAAAACATAATTTTTTACTGTCTCTGCTGGCGATTCAGAAACGAGTTGAGCATCCATCCGTGCTTCTTGTGTTGACGCATACGATTGACGAGCAGATCCTCGATATCCTCGGCGTCCTCATCATCGGCCGCGGTCATCGCGATCTTAATGACTCGCAGCACCACGTCGTTGGCTCTTACGAGTTCCTGTAACTGCGCCGCCGCATCGGTGATCGTGGTGTCCTCCTCGGCGACCTGTGAGAGTTCAGCGTACTCGGCGAAAGACCCGGCCGGAAACTTACCCAGCGATCGAATGGCCTCGGCAATGATATCCACGTGCTCGTAGAGATCTTCGTAGATCTCCTCGTAGAACTCGTGAAGCTGATAGAAGTCCATACCCATTACGTTCCAGTGATATCGCTGAGCCTTCAGCGCCATACCAAATGTGGACGCAAGGAGTACGTTTAGGTCCTGTTCAAGCATTCTTACTGCACCTTAAAGTATGAATATGTAAATGAAGTACTCGCAATGAGATACTCAACGTCTGTCGATTTGGCATCAAAGTCAAGTGTCGAGAGCGACGTAGGATACGCGTCCGCAAACTTAATCTCTCGCGAGACGTTGTTATGTGAGTCGAGAATCAGTAAAGACATGTCACGAGTCTTTTTTGGGGTGGATCCGTCCTCAGGAACCGTGACCAGTCCAAAGAGCCAATCGTGAATCTCATTGTAGTTCGTAAGGTTCTCATCGACGATAAACGTAACGTCGAGCGACGCGTACTCGATCTTATCACCCGGAATCTGTATCGTACGTTCCGGTGTCGCATACGTTGCGGAATCGACAGAGATCTCTGGAATACTGGCGGTCTGCACGTTAAACTCAGCGTTAGGAAACTTAAGCCGATCGATCGCGAGTCGAAATCCTACCGGTTTTGCGAATCCGGCGGTCTCGTCGACCGATCTCTCCGGTACACCGACCTCAAAACTTATATCCTTTTCATAGGGCATTATTCGGTTCCCTCAATATCCTCGTTGTCAGAGACGATTTTTTCGATATGAAGATACGGAATGCGTTCGTTCGGTACGTATCTCCAGTAGTGATTGATCTTAGTCGAGTTCTTATTCGTTCGATATATACCAAAGACGGTCTGAGTCATACCGATGCGTACAATGAGCGCACGCTCTCCGTCAAGAACGACTTCGTCTCCTTCCTTAAACTGTCCGTTAAACTTAAACGCGAGACCCTTTGCAATACGACCGGCGGTATCCTTTATCCATAACGAAACTACGAGAGCGATCATTCCGGATACGAACGGCGCGAGAAGATTCGCAAACTGTTCGTTATGAGGTATCATAGAATCCTCCGATTATTCCATTCTATTTATACCCATCACGGTATTTCGTAATCGCAGCAAGATACGCATCGATCGAGTGATCGGCAAAAAAGTCGATAGACCCATTTCTTAGACCGTATACGAATCCACGAAACTTATCCTTGAGCCTCTGCTCGAATGTAAGGTGACGAACATTTCCATACGCGTTGATATAGTGAGTCGTACCGTGATGTCGATATCCAAGAATCCAGAATGGTACACGAGTGACAACGTCGTTATTATTGACCCAGCGGTGGTGAGTCATCGGGCCTAGACTCGTAACGTATCCTGGCCATCCGACTCGCGGTGATCCGTACGTATAGATCTCAACTGGATCCGCAAGTTTCTTATCGTGGTAACAACGACTCGCCATGATCGTTGCCATAGCGCCGCCAAGAGAGTGACCGGCGAACCATAGATTCTTTTTCTTTTTATTTTTTATGTCCTCTCGAACACGCGGCCATATATCATCCACCTCCTGTTTGAATCCAAGGTGAACTCGTGAGATGGCCTCAGACCTTACGGGATACGCGCGAAGGTCTGCTCGAATATCGTTAAAACACGTCGGTTCGGTACCACGGCACACGATTACGATATCCTCTCGACTCGAGAATCGATAGGCCTGCGCACCATCGGAGTTGTAGTACTCGACGACTCCGAATCCTAGGGACTTAGCTCGTTTCTTAACGTATTTCTCATCGGACGAATACACCAACTTAGATAACTCAGCGAATAGAACCGAACGTTGGCAGAAGGCAAGATCTGTTATCATTATTCTATCTCCGAAAATAAAAGAGGGGACCGAAGTCCCCTCTTACCACTACATCCTAGTTATAGATGTACGTGAGAGCGATTAGCCCTCACCCAGGATGTTGTCCACCTTGAAGATACGATAGTACTCGTTCTCACGAACGTTACCGATCGAATCCGGCGGAGTGGCGTTGCCGGTTGACGTTCCGACGAACGGGTTCGCGACCATGCCGTAGCGAGTCTTGAAACCGATCTTCGGCTGGAACGTCTGCTCACCGACCGCGCGGACCATGGTCAGCGGGACGTATGGGCAGTAGAAGATACCGGCATCGTACGGGTTGGTACCGCGATAACCGACGGTCAGGTAGTTGACGGTGGCGTAAGGATCGATGTAGACCTTCATACCACCCGACAGCGTACCGACGAAGGTGTTACCAGTGTCGTCGATCTGCAGGTTGGCGTTGGAGCTGAGCGCCTGAGCGTTGGTCAGCATACCCGAACCGGCAAGAGCGGCAGCGACGTCCGAGGAGCAGAGAACGAAGTTACCCTTACCGCGACGAGTTTCCTTCGCGATCTGGTTGGCTTCACGCTGCAACTGAACGATCAGACCCTGGTATTTCTCAGCGCTCCAACGGCCGTCGGCGTCGACGTCGAGATCGAATACGCCGGCGGTCGTGATGTCGCTCTGCTGAGCACCGAGCTTGGCGCGCGAGTTGATCGTACGAACCATCTCACGGTTGATCTCGGCCAGGATCTCTGCCGACAGGATGTTCGCGAGCTCGGACTCGGCGTCGAGACCGTGGATGCTCTTGAGATCCTGCGCCAGCTCCATCGTGTACTCAGCCTTGAGTGCACGAGTCTTAGCGGTGACCGTGGCACGCTCGATGGTGAAGCTCATCTCGCCGAAGAAGTTATCGGAAGCATCACCCAGCGACTCACCCTC